CCACGGTCGGCGTGGTGTTCGCCCCTGCCAGAGAAGAAAGGTTCACGGCCCGAGACGTGAGGCCCCCCGATGCGTCCCAGTAGTAGAGACCGCCATCGCGTACGTTCATCAACAGGTCTTCGCCGAAGTTGTCGTGCGACCACAGCCGAAGCTGGTTGGTCACGATGGGCTGATTTGATGCCGAGCCCCACGCACCTCGGCTCCATGTGCCGACGCCCCAGCCTGCACCGGACACTGCCGTGTCCAGACCCACGTTGATCTGATACGCACCGACGACCGCAGCCCCACCATCGCCGCTGTCCGATGAATCGGCCAAAACAGGGGTAGGTGTGTACTGGCCATCGATGGTTATTGCTTCAACCGTATCTACTGCACGCGCAATGATCGTGTAGGTGTCCGAATCGACGATACTGTCAATCTCGTATTCCTGATTGAGGATCGCAGCCGTGATCTGCCCGCCTAGGCTAACAGCGCCGCTGAAAGTCACAAAGTCCCCGGCCACGGCACCGTGGGCCGTGTCGGAGACGGTCAGCGTCGAGGATCCGTCAGTCGCGGCGAAGGTGACGTCACCTGCAGCCGTCGTTGCCCGCAGCGGGGTGATGTCATTATACCCGCCGCCGCGCTCGATATAGTACTTCAGGCTCGTACCGACGCCAATGTACTGCTCGTTCGACAACGTCACCCACGGGTGCAACGCACGGCAGAGACCAAGGAACGACTTCGAAGACTTCCGGACCCAGCCCCCGATTTTCTCCGGAAACCCGAACCGAAACCGGATCTTGTTGCCGTCATACCACCCACCCTCGTTGGTGTACGACGTCACCTCGCGGTTGATGCCCGGCTTCAGTTGGATCTTGGTCAGAGGCATCGACGCACCTGTGTTTCAACCAGCGCGAGCTTCTGCTCTCGTGAACTCAAGCCGCGCTATATAGACCTCGAAGTTACCACAGAAGTTTTTGGTTCCCAAGTGGTTACAGGCCACCATCGAGTCAAGCCACGCGTCGAAACCCAGATTAGCCAACTTGCGGGGCAATCTGCTCAGGGGTCGGATTTTCCATCTGCGTTACTCGGAGGAAGGAACGAGCAAGTAGCTTCGTCAAACACCCAAGACGCGAAATTAGGCCCAGCAACCCATTGAGCCTTGACTTCATCCTGCTTAGCTTTGACTTCCTCAGCAGTCATTTGGTCGCAGTACCACACGTCGCGATAAACGCCGTCTGCGCCGCGTTCATAATGCACGCGCTGGTTCTTGTCGTATGGTCCCCACACGGGAGGCTGAACGCGCTCGAAGCGTGCGAACTCAGGCGGCAGATTGTTGACATCCACGTCAGGGAATGCCTGCACAAAGTTTTCGCCGAGAATCGGATGCTCGAACGGTTGACCGTCTTTCAAACGAATGTAAAGTTCCATCACAAGTCACCTGTGTTCGTTGACGGGAAGCTGCGCGAGTTTCCCGGCCAGATGATGCGCACTGCGCCACCAGAACCCGCTGGACCGCCGTCGTTCGAAAAACCGCCGCCAGAAGCGCCGCCATAAAGACCACCAGTTCCGCCTGCTCTAGTGCCTGTGTATTGAGAACCTGAAGTTCCGCCAGAACCTCCTCCTCCGCCTTGACCAAAGCCGGAAACGACTGCTCCTCCGGCACCGCTCGACCCCTCCCCGAGTATTCCGACACCGCCACCGCCACCACCGCCTTTGTCGTTGCTCGGGTAGTCGCTGTTGCCGCCGCTGCCGCCGCCACCGCCAGAACCCGCGTTTCCAGAGGTGTTAGATGTCGTCGGGCTGCTTCCGCCGTTGCCTGAATAACCGCCTGCGCCGCCGCCACCGGTTGTCGCTCCGCTGTTTCTTCCTGCGCCGCCGTTGCCGCCACCATCACCAGTGTAAGTGCCGCCTGCTCCGTCTGCGCTGTCAGCGTAATATGGTCCACCTTGACCGCCGCCACCTTTGACCACAGCAGTTGAAACAAAATAAGAATCGCCTCCAGCAAATCCGCGCCGCGCCGCTCCCGTGCTGGTTGCACCACCTGCTCCAACGACGACCGTGTAGCTGCTTCCAGACGTAACAGTGTAGTTGTTCTTGTAGCCTAAACCGCCACCGCCACCGCCACCGCCAGAACCAGAACCGCCAGAACCGCCGCCACCGACTGCAACTACAGAAACAGAAGTAACTCCGGCAGGGGCCACCCAAGAATATGTGCCCGCCGTCGTATAAGCCTGCTGCCCCGGAGGTGCTACGCCACCAATACTAGCCAATAGTCCAAGAACGATGCCGCTCATTATGTCAATCCCGTACCCGAAATAATCCACTCGGTGCTGGTCAGCTTTATCGCAGTTGCAACCCCGTTGGCTGCAAGCGTGCGAGATCCAGTTGTGCCAGCACCCGCAAGGCGCATGGTATCGGTTGTGATCGCAATGGTGATGACGCCCGCACCATTCTGATTGATGAACGTCACAGCCGTGCCGACGGGGAAAGCAACGCTGCTGTTTGCTGGGATCGTAAACGTCCGCGCGGTAGTATCCGCAGATGGGTGCAGGATGTGCTTCCCGGCATCCGAAATGGTGAGCGTGTACGCTGCTGATCGGGAGTTCTGTGGGATGTTCAGGAAGCCAAGAGTGGCGTCTGCCTCTGGGTCTGGAAGAGTCATTGTCCGATTGGCGGCAAGCGCGTCGGGAGCTTTGATCGCAACGTAGCTGCTGCCGTTGTCCGTATCCTCTGGGAGCCGGATCTCAGCCCCAGCCGTGGCATTTCCAACTACTGCTAGAGGCGTGGCTAGACTTGTCTTGTCCCCAAAGCTAAGTGTCCCAGAACCGTTGGTCTGAAGAACCTGCCCGCTCGTCCCGTCCGCAGCAGGCAGCGTCAGCGTGTAGCTGGCAGAGACAGTGCCCGGAGCCTGAAGCGCGACGTACTCTCCGCCGGTCGTGTCTTGCAGGCGAAGATCGCCGGTAGCCGTGATGTCGATCTGACCAGATGTGACGCCAGCAAACGTCGGGCTGTCGCCTGTACCAAGTCCCAGCGAAGTCCGTGCCGTCGCGCCGCTCTCTGCGACCCACGTCGATCCGTTGCCGACGATGATGTTTCCGTCGGTGACAGCAAGCGCGCCAATCGCCGTCAGCGTGGCCGTCAGCGGCTGGAAGTTGAACGTGTTCGTCAGGTCAACGACGTTGGCACCTGCCCCGCCGCCGTCCGCATAGACAATCGCGCTCTTGCCGTTTGCAACCGTGACCGTGGATCCAGAACCCTGCGACAGAACCACGCTCTGTCCGGATCCGTTCTTAACGAAGTACAGATGCTGCGCGTCGTTGGGCGAGATCGTGACTGTGTTCGTGCCGCTCGGGCTGCCGCCGAACACCAGCACTCGATACTGGCCATCCGACAACGTGCCATCGCTAGTCGTGAGCGTGTGCGCTGTGCCCGTGAGCGAGATTGCACCGACGCCGTTGGTCAGCCGATCGATGATCGACAGGTTCGTGTTTGTGGTCGTGCCCCAAGTACCGGACTGCTCGCCGGTCGCGATAAGCTCGATACCACCGTTCGACGTATATGTGCTCGCCATCTCGCTTCCTTACGCCGCAATCTCGGTCCAGATCGTACCAGACGCTGGGACGATGGGAGTATAACTTGTTCCGGGCGCTGGAACAATCCTCCCCCACACTAACACAGGATTCACCAATCCTGTAGCAGAAACGCCCGTGACAGACACGTTGGCGTCTGCCTCAACCGTGACAGTCCCAACCTGACCAGTGGCAGAAACGCCCGTGACAGACACGTTGGCGGCACCAAAGACCGTGACAGTCCCAACAGCCGTCCCAGCCGACAGGCCAGTGGCGGGGACAGACGCCCCACCCGTGGCAATGACAGTTCCGACCTGACCAGCCGAAGAAACGCCCGTGACGGTAAAAGCGATGTCCGTTTGAACACCTGCCTCTCCCACCTGCCCTGTGGCAAAAACACCGGAGACAAGCACGGACGTGCCCGTCCCCTCTACGACGGTCACATTACCGACGTTTCCTATGCCAAAGCCGAGATTAGCGTCCTCGTTCCACGCAAGGCTGCCATAGCCACCGCGACCCCAGCCGTCGAAGCGGACGACGACGTCGCTGTCGCCCTCTCCCCACGCAAGGTCACCCCAGCTTAGACGGCCCCATCCCGACGACACAGTTCAGCACTCATCAAGCAATGCGAATGATAGCGTTGCTTGCGTCAGCAGTAGGGAACACGATTTGGAAATCACCAGCAGTCGATGTCTTGTCCGAACCGAAGTCCAGAACAACGACCGAAGGATCGCCAGCAACGGTGTCGTTGTAGATCAGCGCGCCACGAGCGGTGATCGTCGCCGACGTAAACGTCAGATCACTGAAGTCCGTGAACGCCGTGGTGCCACTCGTCGTGGGCGTGACGTTTGTCAGTGCGCCGCCACCAGCAACATACGACCCAGAAGCACTAACCTCGTTGGACGAGGTGTACGCGGTGGTCGCCGCCGTAAACGAAGCAGAGTCCGTGTACAGCGCAAGCTTGAAGCTGTCGCCAGTCGAGGCAGTGAAGTCGTGAACGCCCTGAAGAAGCTCCTTCTTGAAGGACGTGCACATGAAGTTCCCAGTGAACGCCATGTCAGAGTCTCCTTACGAGTTCCGCAAGCCCCGGCTGGCCTGCATCTATGATCGCATTATACACAGTCGTCCGGTCACTGTGAACCGCTTGCTTCAGATAGAGAAGAACCACCTGCTCTACCCGCTGCCTGAAGGCATACGCCTGATCCCTGATCTCTTGAGGTGCCGTATCAGAGATGCCGACGATCTTTTCCGCGCACTGCTGCGCAAGCTCTTCCGGTGTAAACCCACGCTTGTGCGTGGTACGCACCATGACATTGAAGTCTTTCGGAAGGTCTATACTCAGAGCAGCTATCACAGCGTTGATCCACTCAACGGCTTGGGTGCCGTCACGGTGATCCGCACACCCTTGTTCTCAAACCCAGTCCACGAGTTCCCGCAGTCAGGACAATTCCCATCAGGGTACGTTGCCTCTTCCTCGGGCGTGTCCACAGCGTTGCCGCAGCTAGCGCAGTGAACCAAGTCCACGCTCGTTGCGGGGGCCCACTCTGATCCATTCGGCATACGGATTACGGTCATTGTTTTGTCCTCACCACCTTGCCTACCCTGTATTCTTCCGTCGTCTCTTTCGCTTCACCCAGCATCTTGATGCCGACCAGCGATTCTTGGAACTTCTGGTTGTACATCGCCATGACGTCCTGCTCACCCTTCATGAAGATGTAAGCTTCAACCAGCGCGCCATAGAGCATCGTCAATTCAGCGTTCGTACTCAGCCACGTCGTGCCGCTTTCGGCACCCGCCGTCAGGCTCGCAGGACGGTAGAAGTAATGCAACTCCATTACGTAGTTCGACGCTGGCGTCGGAGCCAAGACGAAGTTGTCCACATCAAACTGCCCGTAATACCGGGGAGTTCCGGTGGTCGTTGCATCCGGCGTGTAGGTCTGCAGGAACGAGACGTCCTTGAACTCGATGAAGGTCTTCGATCCGCTGACCTCGTAGGACAGCGAGAACGGCGCAAGGAAATCAGGCGGGCACGCCAGATACTTGTTCGACGCCGTCGCGTTAGCCGTCGCGTTCTTGCGGAACAGGTTCAGCTGGACGTTCTTCAGGATCCGCTCTTCCGCCAGCCGAATGAACAGCGGCAGGTTGTTCACGAAGGTCGTCTCCGTGTTCTGCGTGTAGTCCTGAATGGCCTGCTTCAGCTGCGCATAGGTAAAGCTCATGTCGTCACCACCGTAACTGACCCTACCTGACCTGTTGCAACCATTCGGTTAGGCGGGTTGATACCGTTGCTAGACGGCCCTCCAACCGGATTCCAACTCCATTGCACATCCCGCTGCTCAACCAGATCGATTTCCGGGCGCGGGTTCCGTAGCGCCTGCGGATCCGGCCCGGGCTTCGGAGGGAACAGCTGCGGGTGCTTCGGGTCGAACTCATCCGGCCCAACCAGCGCCCCAGTCCACTCCTTCTTCATCTCACGCAGACGGTACCGGAAACCAGACCGGTCAGATACACCCCATGCGTGTCGTCCAGTGGCGTAGGTCATTACACCCTCAGGTACTGAGCGCTCGGCTGAAGTTTCAGCGG